ATCATCAACCGATGTTTTGACGAACTTTCTGTCCACCTTCTGGTTGGTCCAGATGTACCCGTTCAGCTCTGGGTAAGGTATCTGCTCCACCTTATTTGCACTTATGCGTAACGCACAGTTTTTGTAGTACAGATAGCAGTTATCCTTGTCATCACGCAACACCTTAGGATCGATTGTAGGCAGTAGAGATAGGAACTCCTCCTTGCCTAGCTTGATCTTCTCGGCATAGGCATCATAGACCGACATGTCCTCGTTGTCATCGAGATACTCAAACACGAAGTCACGTATGCCGTTGTCAGTAGTGTCTGCCATGATGTTGTTAAGTACACGGACAAACACGAAGTTCTGACTGTTGGACGGGTAGTACTTATAGTAGCCATTCGCTGTCAAGAAGTCTCTATACTTATGGTTCACAAAGTCTACGCTACCTCTGTTGTTGCGTGTCCAGAAGTTGTCACCCATTACCTTGTCTGTAATTGTCTCGATAATCTCATCAGTCACCTCTGGAATGATTTCCTTGATGACCTCAACTGGGATCGACTTGGACAGCATGCCAGTCACTATGTTGACCTTCTCCTCGTCCTCAAACTTCTTAGTGTTGAAGTCTTCTGTGTTCCTGTATGCGGAACGAACGGCTGTTGTAATCTCCGATGCAGGGAAGTCCGACTGCTCGTATTCACATATAGAACTCAATGCGGTCTCGAAAGGAATGCCGTACTGGTTGTATGCGGCCGCAAGAATGAAGATATTCTTGTTGCGTGCGCCAGATACCAGACCATAGTCCTTGTTCCACCATCTCTTGAGATACTCTATGGTTTTATTGTCGTCGTGGAGTGGTATGCTGATTTTCTTGGGTGCTGTACTGGTCTTTTCTTTAACCTTAGTCCATACATTAGATTCCTTATCAATGTAAATGTTAGGGTCATAAGACTCGTAACAGACACGACTAACATCAGAGCAAGCCATATCAAAATTTGGACTGGCATAATAATCAGCCAGTGCTTCAAAGTATCCCTTGTGGTTTTTTTCATCTTGTGGTATTTTAACTAGAACTTTTAGCCCATCTCCAGATGGTGAAATAAAACATGCATATGTGTAGCTGTCGAATTCAAGCTCAAATCTTTTTGAATCAAGCTCATCTTGATCCTTGAAGCCGTCAAAGTCTATGCACATGAACCCACTATGATGGATAAGTCCATCGGCTGAGCGTTTTGAGAAACTTCCAGAGAAACATACAGCAGGCAGTTTTTTCTTTATTACATTCCTTTCTGCCTTCGTCTGAGTCCTCCTTACCTCCTCACAGATTTCCCTAGACTTACCACTCCTCACCCTCTCTAGAGCTGTGTCTATCGATATGTGGAACGGTCTGTCCGTCTTGTGTATACTCTCAAAAATAGTTACCATGAAAAGATTTTAATAGGGGCAGGCTGATTTACCTGCCCCGATGATTTTATTCAATTAAAACGGAAGCTCCTCGTCATCTGACGGTGCTGTTGCTGTTGCAACTGGCATAGCAGGTGGTACAGATACTGGTACTGGGCGTGGTGCAGATGAAGATACAGCCTCTACACGGAATGCATCCAGCGTGTTGAACACCTTAATCTGTCCTGTCTTCGGGTCTGTCCACTCACGTCCCTTCAGACCGAACGACACCTCCACCTCTTGACCAACACCGATGGTGTCTAAAAGTGAACACTTGTCCTGTGCCATCTGGAACTGGATGACCTGTGGATACATCCCATCCTTTACCTCGATTACGAACTCTCTCTTGCTGAACTTCTCAGTCACGTTGACTGTCGGTCCTACTGTCTTTACGACTCCTGTTGATTTGTACATACTATTTATTTGTTAATTGATTAAAATACTCATTCGCATATTCGAGTGCCATCTTCACACGTGACTCAATCTTCTTGATGTCATCGTCAGTCAACTCATACTCGACATATGTTATTCTGTGCTTCGGGTCAAGATGGTCTACATAGTGCAGGTCATCTTGTTCCCACTCTGGGATCAACTCCTCTGGTGTATTCATCAGCACGTATACCAGTCTGAACTTACGCCAATCCTCACCAGTCATCTTACTCTTCATATACAGATACAACTTACCTTGCCACTCATACGTGCTGTTGTCGATGAATCTAGGTAGCTTCGGGAAGGTCTTCTTGCTCCAAGAACACTTGATGTCTACGATCATCTTCTCGTCGTTGTCCTCGATGTCTGGATGACCTCCAAGTGGACCGTGTTTATAACTTACCTCTGCCTTGTTGAAGTTGGCGAACCATTGTGTGTTGAGGAAGTCAATAGCATACGACTCCATCATGATACCCTTCTTGGTCTCCTTGCTGTCGAACGTAGGTGTGTACTCATACACGTGCTGATCTACAAGCTCCTCGATGTGGGTCTTAGCACCCTTGGACAACTTTACCTCATCTCTCTTGGCTAACAGCTCGTTAACCTTAGCCTTCTGGATGTCTGTCAGCTTGTCTGTCGGCTTAGCCAACAACTTGTCAAACTCCTCTTGTTGCTTATCTGTTAAGCCGTCTTCTCCTAGGAACAACGGGGCGGCCGTTGATGCACGAAATCTAATATCAAACATATCTTATTGTGTTAGTTTACTCTTCTGTTCTGGTGTCAAGCTATACTTAGCCTCAATCTTTTCTACGGTCGTCTTACCTGCCATCACTGATGCGATAGCCTTCTCCATCTGTTCTTCTGGCATCATCGGTTTCTCTTGCTTAGGAAGAGGACGTGTGCTGAATCTCAACGCAGGGACGATACCCTCTGGCGATGACACGTGCTCAACTCCCAAGACAATCTGCTTGCCGATGTAGTCGTTGAAGTCGAATGATTGGAAGAACTTCTCTAGTCTCTTGAAGTTAGTTCTGTTGACTACCATAGGCTTGTCGAACTCTCGAAGCTTAACGAACGGTCGTTGCTCCTTGCCTGCCTGTGAAGTAAACTCTCCTTGATATACGTTTTCGATCGTCACGATCACGGCTTCGTACTTACCGTCTCTCTCTAAACTATAGCTTCCGAGGTACTTCTCGTCACTAAACATTTGTCTCCAGTGCATATTAAATTTGAATTATTGGGTTACAAAACTATTAAAATTTTCTGAAAGTTCAACATATCGGAACAATTTATTTCTTAAAGTTCCTCGTCTGCCTTCCAGCTCCTCACACAACTCGGTGTTTCCACGCTCCCTCTCAAGTGCTATCAAGGCATCAACCTTGCGTAGCCTCTCTTTATACGTGTCAATACACACGTTGTAACATCCAAGTTGCCAACCTTTTTCTGCGAACACCTCATACTGAGCATCCGTCACCTTCTTGTAGAAGTCACCACCTACCATTGCGTTGTTGATTTCTATCGAGCCGTCCTTCATCTGCTCAATCTTGACACCGTGGTCCATGTACCAGTGCGTGTCTGGGTTTCTTTCATCTCCAGTCCAGTACAACGTGATGTACGGATCTTCTTCTAAGTCATTCCATGCTTTCATATTATTATGATTTAAAGTTCATCAAATTGTTTCTGTAACTCTTCCATTTCAACAGTTACTAACTCTATCTCTTTTTCAATAGCTTCTTGCATTAGACTCCTATTTTTAAAATATAACTCTCCTCTTGTATTATGAGGACCAACAGTATAGCCTAATGTTATTTTTGATAAGCTATTACCTTTTGCATTATGTAACTTATTTCTATAAGTCTGCAATGAATCATATTTTTCTTTTAACTCTTTAGCTTTGGTGAACATGTCATGTTTCATCTCTCTTAAATTTAGGTGAACATCCCCATAGGATGGTGTTTTCAAATCTCTGTCTGTATATCTTTGGCACAGACCTAGAGTACTTATTCAATATCTTCATGAACTCTGGATGGTCCAGCTCGTAGTTCATAAAGTCGATCAGCTTGCGACCATGCTCGTCTGTTGGTGCGTTGGCCATAAGCTCGTCAAAGTCTGCCGATGGTGTGGCTCGTGCATACAACTCCCTGTAGCAGTCGAGCAACTTGTCGTCAAAGTTTCTCATAGCCCGTACTTTTGATAGACATACTCTTTGTCAGATGGAACATCGTCCTGCCTGTAGGCATCTAGCTTTCCATCGTTGTATGCCTTGTTTAAATTCTCTTTTTCCATGTCTATCGCCTTCTGTATCACATCGTCCGATATATACAACTTGTGTGGCATCTGCGATAGAAACCATTCTACTGCTGTTTGTTTCATATTATTCTGATTTAAAGGTTTCATTGTAGTAATCTTCTATTTTCTTCAATCTTCCAAGACTGCTACAAGTATAAAAGGTAAAATAGTTTTCTGCAAAATCAATCATTTGTTTTGCTTCTATTTTTTCTGCTTCTCTTATGATTTTCTGAATATCTGGAGGAACATTACCAATGTCTCCAAATAGTTTTTTAGTCAGCTGAATTACTGCTGTTTGTTCTTCCATTCTTTCCATGTGTCGAAATTTTTTAGTTTTTCCAAATCTTTTTTCCACTCTACCATTAGCCTCTTTGCTATAGCCCATGTAAGAAATGCTCCTGTGAGGAATGCTATAATTATTTCCATTTTATAGTGTATTAAGTTGCACTTTTTAAGGGTGAGAACCGAAAATTTTGGTTCTGCTTTAAGGGTATTCCCTTTATTTTTGTATCATATTGCCAAAAAATTAAGGCTATAACATGAACAATATAATATGCAAAAGCATATAAAATACCCACTTCTGCATATTATTATATGCAATCACATATGATCCCTCTTCCACTCCTCGATCTCGTACACGTATACCTCCTCGTAGTACTGCTTGCGTGAGTCACTTACCGTACTGTCCTCAGCCCAGTCCGTCGGTCTCTCAAACCTATAGACCGACCTAGACTCAACCCTGCCGTCCTCTCTAACGAACAGCAGGGCAATCATGACTATCAGACTAACTACCATACTCCTTCAAGTATAGGTCAATAACTCGCTTGGTCTTCTCCAAGTCAGACGTGAACTGCCCCTTGTTGCGACACCTTACAACCCTCTTGATGATGTCGAACTCCCATGCGTTCAGCTTATGGTCCTCGGCAAACTTGTACAGAGACCCGTTGCTGTTGTCGTAGTGAGTGTCGTGTATGTCATCGTATGTCTTGTTTATCTTCATCTGGAAGGATTCACCAAACAAATCCCAGCTTTCAACAGATGGGTCTCGCATCTGAACTTCAAGCATGTCCAGAAACAACATCGGCAATTCTTCACAATCACACTTCGGAATCGATCGATGGGCTGACCTATAGCTTACAAAATACTTGTCTTCATTCTCAAGCACCACATCGAAAATCTCACCCTCGTGGCATATATACCAGTTACGGGCGTTCGTTATCTTTACCTTCTTCATAAACTTCATAACTTATCAAATACAGTTTTTAATTTCTTGGGCTTGTCTACAGCACCATACCAATCTAGAATCTTTCCGTCTGGATATACCGTAGTACGGATGCGTAACTTAGGCTTCTCGGCCTCCTTCTTCTTTTTGAACCAATTCATAATGTTCTCTAGCTATTAAGTACGCCACGTCCAACATGTACATATGCTGATCAATAGCGAACGGGTTATTAAAAATTACATTTACATTCACTCCCTTCTGCTCAAAGATGTACCTCTGAACCAAGGCTACCTTCTCCTCAATCGGTGGTATGGATATATACTCCGTCCTCATTCAATTCAAAATTACCATGGACGTTGAATATAAGCTGTACCCCATCAAAGGTCAACCACTTGGCATACATGCCGTCCATGTTCATGAAAATAATCTCTCCCAATGCTGACTTCTCTCCGTCAACTGGTCCGAACTCCAGACCCTCTATGATGCACCTAGCACCACTCGGCAATTCATATAGCTTCATACGTACATGTTTACAAATAATACAACAGCCACACATGTAAATATAATACCAACACTTACACCTACAGTGAACCCATCTTGGAATCCCCAAGTACTCTCTTTCTTCTTGTATTCTTCAGCGACACGTCTAAAATGATCGAGGTACTGCTGACCTTCCTTCGTGTGCTCATCCAATCGACTCATCTCGTCAATGTGGTCAATCATTCTGTCCATCTGTGTTTTCATCTCTCTTAATTTTTAAAGTATAACTGAACCATTACCAAGATGGATAGGTAACACACCACCACCACAGGTACTTTTAATACGTTGTTCCGACCTAACGCCACACCGACCATCAGTGCGAACGTCAATACAATTGCTAGGATAATCATCTCTTTAGTTTAAATAAATTTCCTCGATATCTATCATGCAGACCAACCTGCTCACACCAACGACCTCCCACGTGTCTTCATCCATATACTCCGATAGGAATACATTGATTGCCACTGCCAACTGCTGAAAGTCGTCAGCTGCGAAGTTAAACACCATCACCGATGGCGTGTTCTTCTTTTCTTTTACTAATACTCTGTACTTCTTCATAACATTTGATTTTTAGTGGACCATGCAGGGATCGAACCTGCGACCTTCTGATTATGAGTCAGATGCTCTAACCTATTGAGCTAATGGTCCAAATGCCACACTCCCGTAGTGGCCCACCTTACCTAACTAACCATAAACACAACATGAAAACATGTTGTCGATGGGGGAGGAATCGAACCTCCGACGTTCACTACTATTACGCTGTGTATATCGACCCGTCAGTCTAGTTCAAGCGCAAAGCATCCGAAAGAACATAGCACCTCTCTGTGCCACGAGTCTACCACTCTTCTACCCATCGATTTGTCCAGTTTTTAACGCAATAAACTGGACATTCTTCATCATGAAACACCCTAGTACTCATGGCAGGACTCGAACCTGCACCATCTGTCGGGACTCGAACCCGACTACGCTGTGTCTACCATTCCACCACATGAGCAATGCAAATATAGGTAACCTATATCTCTTTCACAACTTTATACATCACTTTTTTTGCGATGCCCGTCGTCCGATGCTGGAACACAGCCATGGCCCTCTGCCTGTTTATCTCATCCTGTATCTCCATGCTGACCTGTAGGTTGGTCAACACCAAGGTCACGACAAACGACAATGGTACAAGAAGGACCAGGAACACCAAAGGTGCGCCAATCATCCCGAATAACAGCCCCAACCCTAGTGAGACCGTTGCGCTGAAATATGTTACAAGAAACTTCATTATGTTGAATTTATGTTGAATTTATGTTAAAACTTTTTGGCTAAGTGTCTGATTTATAATACTTCATGTTAGTATGTTGAAACTACCCCCTATTGTGAGCAAAAAATAA